GTCGAGGACCTCGTCGATCGCACGGGCGACCCCGACTCGCTCTTTTGGAAACTCGACTACCTTTTGAGCAGCCAGCCACGATGGCTGCTGCCCTGCGACCCGGACGCGCTCGCCAAGGGCGGGCAGTTCCGCCAGCACATGGTGCTGCGCCACCCGGAGTCGGGCGCGACCATCACCGGGCAGGCCAGCACCGAACACATCGGGCGCGGTGGTCGCCGCACGTTCGTCCTCTTCGACGAGTTCGCCGCGCTCGACAACGCGGCGGCGGCGTGGCGCAGCGCGGCGGACTGCACGTCGTGCCGTGTCGCGAACAGCACGCCGATCGGCGCGGGCAGCGAGTACTCGCGGCTGGTCGCGACGGCGCGGACCAAGGGCGAGCCGCGACTGGTCGAGTTGATGTACTGGGACCACCCGGAGAAGGGCGAGGGCGCGGAGGAGCGCATCGACGAGGACGGCACCGTCACCGGGTTCGCAGGCTCGCCGTACACATGGTCGCCGTGGCTGGCGGAGCAGGCCAAGCGGCGCGATCGAGTGGACCTCGCGCAGAACGTCTTCGCGGAGAGCGTCGGCAGCGGCATGGCGTTCTTCCCGTCGCACATCGTGACCAAGCACCGGGACACTCACGCGGCGGATCCGAAGCGGTGCGAGATCGTGCGCGGCAAGTTGGTGCGCGAGCCGCAGGGTCGGTGGCGGGTGTGGGGCGACCCGACGCGGGCGGCGGAGTACGTTGTGTTCATCGACCCGTCGCACGGCACGGGCAGCGCGAACAGCGCGGCGTGTGTGATGGACGCGACGGCTCGCCGGGTGGTGGCGGAGTTCGTGGATCCGAACATCTCGACCTACGACCTCGCCTTGGAGGTGTCGAACGCGGCGCGGCGTGTGTGGCGTGGCAGGCGGGCCACGCTGGTGGGGTGGGAGACCAACGGACCGGGCGCGACGTTGCAGCACGACTTCGAGCGGGCGAAGTACCCGGCGATCTACCGGCAGCGGCAGACGGGGACCACGAGCGAGCGGGCGACCCGGCGCGTGGGGTGGACCAGCACGAAGCGGGCGAAGCGTCAGTTGCTGGGCGACCTCGCTCGTGCCTTGGCGCAGGGCGAGGTGGTGGTGCCAAGCGGCGAGGCTCTCGACGAGATGCTGGAGTACGTCATCCTTGACGATGGCAGCATCGAGGCGGGCAGCAGGCGTGACGAGGCGAGCGGGGCGCGTGAGGCTCACGGCGACCGTGTGATTGCGCTGGCTGGTGCGTTCATGCTGTGCGGCGAGGCTGGGCCGATGGTGGAGGAGGAGAGCGAGTACGGGCCGGACACGTTGGGATCAATCTTGAAGCACGACGACGTAACTCGCGAGTGGTGACGGTACGGTGGTGTGCATGGCGAAGAGAACTGTCAAGTTGAGTGTTGGTCGCGGCGAGAAGTTGCCTGCGTCTCGCGGTGCTGGTTTGACGGCGAAGGGCCGTGCGAAGCACAACCGGGAGACGGGCAGCAACCTGAAGGCCCCGACGAAGGACAAGGACAACCCGCGTCACCAGTCGTTCTGCGCTCGCTCCCGGTCGTGGACTGGTGAGCGCGGGAAGGCTGCTCGTCGAAGGTGGGGATGCTGATGCAAGCCCCCCGTTCCGCACTTTCAGGCAGTTTTGACCCAAGAAGGGTAGATCCTGACAAGCAGCGACCTGATGGTTCTATGAAGGGATCAGGATGGTTGGGTGTACACAAAACCCCATCTGGAAGCGACGTGACTGAGTATTCCGTTGGAATAGAAATCGACGGTAAGCAGATGGACATTCCAACAATGGTTCCCGGATTGACGGAAGCCGAGGTCAAGCAGGTAATCACTGCTGCTGAATACGGCGAGTTTCCGAACCGATCAGTGATTGAGAAGGCTGTCAGCCACGCAAGAAAAATGCTGGCTGAAGGCAAGAGTGTCTATGCGCCAGCCAATTGGCCGGGTTTGCTTATGAGATATGGCGACGATTCGTGATTACGGAGACATGACATGGCGAAGAAGAACTCTTTGGTGGGCAACATCAACCGTCGCAAGAAGGCGGGGATCAGCCGTCCGAAGTCGAAGTCCACGGTCAGCGCGAAGGCGTACCGTGCGATGAAGAGGGGCTGGAAGTAGTGGCCCACCCGTGGACGGTCAGGCGCGAGAGCCGCAACGTCCACGTCGTTGAGGTCGATGGCGGCATGTCTGTGCCGGGGTTTGAGTTCTGGGCGTTGCTATCGAGCGACAGGCACCATGACTCGACGCGGGCCAATTGGGATTTGGAGCGCAAGCACCTAGACGAGGCGGTGTCCCGCAACGCTGCGGTGGTAGATTATGGGGACCTGTTCGATGTTATGGGCGGAAAGTGGGACCCGCGATCACCTAAAGGCAGTCTGCGTCAGGAGTTAGCGTGCGCCCCCGACTACCTTGACGCCGTTGTCCGGCACGCTTCGGAGTTCTACAGTCCGTACGCGAAGCAGTTCGCGGTCATTGGGCGCGGCAACCACGAGACGGCGATCACCAAGCGTCACGAGATTGACCTGACCGAACGCCTGTGCGCGAGCATGTCGCAGGCCAGCGGGGTGCCTGTGCAGGCTGGCGGGTACGGCGGGTGGGTGGTGTTCCGGGTCACGTTGCAGAAGACCAAGGTGTTCGTGCTGCGCCTGCGGTACTTCCACGGCAGCGGGGGTGGTGGACTCATGACGCACGGGGTTCTTGCCACGCGGCGCATGGCCTCGTGGTTGCCGGACGCCGATGTGGTCGTGTGCGGCCACACGCATGACCATTGGCACGTCAAGTTGATGCAGGAGCGTCTGGTCAAGTTCAAGGGCAAGTACGACATCCGGCTGGAGGAGCAGCACCATGTCCGCACGCCGACGTACAAGCAGGAGTGGGATCCTGCGGGCGGGTGGCACGTTGAGACTGGCAAGCCGCCGAAGCCGCAGGGTGCCATGTGGATGCGTTTGCAGTTGGTGCAGGGGACATCGGAGGGGATGCGTCTGGTCGCAACTTTCGTCGAGGCGTCGTGATTCTTTCGGCGCTCTTGATGGATTGGTCGTGTCGTCTGGTTAGATGTGCCTGCCAACGCGGATGGCAAGCAAACACAAACACGGGGATCCGCGCCCCAGATCAAGGATTGACAATGGCAACGAAGAAGAGGACTGGCGCACGCGGCGCCATGACGAAGAAGATGGCCGGCAAGCGCGGCACGGTTTCGACGGCCAAGCGTTCCGGCAGCAGCAAGGCCATGAAGGCGATTCGCGCTGCTGGTTTGAATGCCGGCGGCAACCTTGGTGGTGGTGGTGGTGGTCAGTTGGGCGTCGGCGGAGGCGGGAAGAAGTGATCATCAAGGTCGGCGGCACATACTTACCTGTGGATGCGATCGACCGCATCGACGACAACGGCATGAAGATGTCGGTGTGGAGTGCTGGTCGATCGTATGAAGCGATCGGAGATGGGCGCCTTGAGGTGCTTCATCAGGTCGAATTGCTGATGCCGAAGCACCAGCAGTACAAGTCGGAGCAGGTCAACGAGTTCGCCCAAGTCAAGGGCAGAAAGAAGGCGTGATGTACGGCAAGAAGACTGGTGGCGGTTGCGCGTCGAGCCGTAATGGCAAGGGCGGCGGCAAGGGCGGAGCCAAGGGTGGCGGCTACGGCGGCGCTAAGGGTGGCGGCAAGAAGGGCGGAGCGAAGCGATGATGAAGTTCGATCTGGATTCGCTGGTGCGCGAGATTGACAGCGCGGAGTCATTCCGCGACGGTCACCTCGTGGAGTGGCGGAACCTGATCGAACGGTTCCACGGGCCGTCGTTCCGCGAGTCTCGCGAGCAACTTGACGACCCGGAGAACTTCATCCTTGAGTATGTGGCGCTCTTGCTGCCACGCATCGTGCATGACAACCCGACGGTGCGCGTGAAGAGTGCGCGTCCGGTCAGCCAGTCGATGGCTGCTGGTGTCTTGCAGGTGGGACTCAATCGCTGGTCCAAGATGGTCGGGATCCGCAACGTGCTTGAGCGCATCGCGACGGACATGCTGCTCGCGTACGGTGTGGCCCTGACTGTCAATGAGCCTCGCAAGGGCTATGTGCCGTCCACGCAGGAGGACCCGTACCTTCCCCGGGTCTACCGCATTTCGCCGGATCGGTTCTTCATCGACCCCGGCGCGACACACCTTGACGAGGCCCGATACATGGGCCACTGCTGGATCACCGACCGCGACGACCTCTTGGCGCAGGCCGAAGGGGACAAGACGTGGGACAAGGACGTGATCGAGCAGGTGGCTGCGAACACGGGCGTGTCTGACACCCGTGGCGATCTTGACACCGATCGCAACATCCCAGACCGCAAGGAACTTGTGGTCTACGAGGTCTGGGTGCCTGAACTGCACGACGAGGCGGCGCAGTTGATCGACGCCATGACCGACCGTGCGATGTTCAACGGCACGATCTACACGATTGTGAAGGGCCAGTCGCAGAGCGGCAAGAAGGCAAACATGGGCATGGCCCGTGCGCCCCGACCGTACTACGGACCCCGTGGTGGCCCGTACAGCCTGTTCGGCGGCTACACGGTGCCTGACGACCCGTACCCCCTGTCGCCCATCATGGCGCTGATGCCGCAGATCGACGACGTCAACATGCACCTGCGGACGATGCGCTACAGCGCGTCTGCGTACAAGCGCATCCTCGCGGTCGATGCCCGCAACGCCAAGATGGCGCAGGACATCCGGGACCGAGAGGACCTGTACGTCGTGCTGGCGGACAACATGGACCCGGACAACCTACGGACCATCGAGGTCGGCGGGATCACCCAGCAGCAGGTCCAGTACGCTTCGATGGCCCAGAACCGTCTGGACCGGGTCTCTGGCATCCACGACGCCATGCGAGGCAACATCAGCGGCACGGCGACGGCGACCGAGGTCAGCGTGGCCGAAAGCGCCAGCGGGCTTCGTATCAGCCACCTGAAGCGCCAGTTTCAGGAGTCGGTGAACAAGGTCATGCGGTCGGCTGCGTGGTTCATGTTCAACGACGAGAAGGTCGTGTTCCCGGTCGGTGAGGATGGGATCGCCATCATGGGCGAGCCTGAGCCGATCTTCAGCGCCGGCGCGATGGTCGGAGTGTTCGACGATCTGGACATTGACGTTGAGGCGTACAGCATGGAGCGCGTGAGCGAGGCCCTGCTCCAGCGCCGGTCAATCGAGTTGCTTCAGGTCGTCGGCAACGTGTCTCAGGCGGTCGTGCAGGCCCCGCATGTGGATTGGAAGCAGGTCCTGTCGATCGTCGGCAACGCCATGAACATGCCCAATCTGGGCGACATGATCGACATGCGGGCGGTGAACCAGATCCGCCAACAGGTCCAGCAGGCCCAACAGGCCGCTGCCCAGCCGGCGCCGACCGGCGGAATGTCCAAGATTTTGGACGAGATCGAGAGCCGCCGATAATGCCGATGTATCCTTTCGTTGACGAGTCCACCGGCGAAAGCGTCGAGTTGCACTACTCGATGGCGAACGCGCCGAGCATTGGATCAACCGTCGAGGTCGATGGGCGAAGGTTGACCCGAGTGGTCTCTGACTATCAGGTTGACGATGCCCGCAACCGCTCCCAGTACCCGTACGTCTCGTCGAGCCTCCCTCGAAACCTCGAAGGATGCACGACCAACAGCCAAGGCAAGCCAGTGATCATGTCCCGTAGGCATGAGAAGGAAGTCATGGCGAGGCACGGGTATGAGAAGGAGTAGGACAGCGTGGCTGAACCCAATGACACGGAAGTTGAACTGACGCCGGATGAGCCGGTACAATCGAGCGAAACGCCAGTCGAGGCAGCGGCAGAAGATGCTGTTGCTGACAGCGTGTCGGAAGAAACCCCCGCAAGGGACGCCGACGACGATGTCTTGGATCGACTGCTGGGTGCAGAGGAGCGGAAGGAGGAACCCGCTCCTGTAGCCCCGGATGCTGACCTCGACAGGGCATACCAGATACTCAAGCGCGATGGTGTGCCTGAAGACATCCTGAAGAACGCATCCAAGGACATGCTGCTTGCGTGGTCGGCCAAGGCCGGCAAGCGTCAATCAGATGTCGATGGATACGGGAAGAGGATGAAGGCGCTTGAATCCGAGAACGCCCAGTTGAAGTCAGGGCGCAGGAATCAGGCCGAGGACGAGACCTTTGACGAGGAATCGGAACCCGAGGCTGGCTCCAAGGCGCCTGAACGAGACGAGGTTGACTTGGATGAGACCGAGGACTCGCGCATCAAGGCGCTGTCCAGCGAGGTCTCGCAGTTGCGACTGCAACAGCAGGAGCAGCAGATGCGTGTGCTTCAGACTCAGGTCGAGCAAGCCATCACGTTCGTGCAGGGCCAGTATGGCAACAAGACTGTTGACTCACAGGCAGTGCTGAACGAGATGGATCGACTGGGTCGAGCAAAACCCGGAACCTTCCCAACCATGATTCATCTGGCGCAGGAAGCGTTCGCGAACGTGGCAGGCCCCGTGGCGGATCCCCGCCGTGTCGGCCAGCCGACAGCACGACCGACCGTAGGCAGGAGCGAGCGTCCAACGACTCCCTCTGACGCCGAGGACGCCGTGCTTGAGGCACTGCTTGATGGACGCGACGTGACCGAGGCCCGACGACTTACAAGAAAGTGAGGCAGCAATGCCCGGAACCCCGATTCAGACCTTCAACGACTTTATGAATGCGACTGGTCCGACCTACCTGACCAGCGCCGATCAGGTCATCAACGAGGCCGTCAAGAACACCTACGCCTTCAGCCGTCTTCTAAAGGAGAAGACCAGCGAGGCGACGGTGCAGGGTGGCAACGAGATCCGTGACGTCATCATGTTCGATGACGCATCGACCTACGACCACTACCTCCCCAATGACACCTTCTCGTGGCGCAACGCCAACGTGACCGACACCGTCCGCGCTCCGTGGCGCTTCTCGATCGACCACATGGCGTGGACCGATCACGAAGTGGAACTCAACAGCGGCAACGGCTCGACCCGTGATTACGTCAAGGCGCAGTACAAGCGTCTGAAGCGGATCAAGGAACAGCGCATGTGGACGTCGCTGACCAACGGCTTCGAGAACGACCTCTGGGCGACCCCCTTCGGCAACTACAGCGAGATGGAAGGCAATGCCGGCAAGTTGCCGTACGGCCTCCCCTCGTTCATCTCCGAAGTCCCGCTCCTCAGCAGCGCGTTCGCTGACCCCCGTGGCGGCGCTCCGCTAGGCTGGACCAACGTGATGAATCTGGACCCGACGTCGGAAAACCGCTGGTCGAACCAGATTTCGTACTACGACCCAGATGCCACGGATCCCAACCTCAAGTTGGCTTCGTACTCTGGCATCGAGAACGCCCGTGATGGCAGCACTACTTACAGCGCCAACATCGGCGGTCTCCTGACGGCGTTCGATGAGATGTTCCTCAAGTTGGACTTCCGCACTCCGTCCACCCGGGCTGAGTACTTCGAGAAGCCCAGCATGAACCGGCAGATGATCCTCTGCTCGCGTCTGGGCATCAACAACTACAAGCAGGCCCTCCGTGAGTCGAACGACACGCTCGTGTCCTATCAGGACCCGGCGTACAACGCTCCGACGTACAGCGGGATCGAACTGATGTACTGCTCGAACCTCGACACGGCTGCGATCTACCCCGCTCTTGGGGGTGGTGCGGTTCGTACTACGCCAACCGGTTCCATCTCCGCTGCAAGCACGACCGCCGGAGCAACGGAAGTGAGCGCCTCGACCATCGACAGCGGCGCTCGTTACTGGTGGGTCAACGGCAACTACCTGACCCCCATCTTCCACAGCCGCCGGTACTTCGAGAAGCATGAAGTCCTGCGTCACCCCAACCAGCCCTTCACCTACGTTCAGGTGGTGGACTGCTGGTGGAACCTGTTCTGCAACAGCCGCCAGCGTCAGGGCATCGTTGCTCCTCTCGCGATCTGATCCGAACCGAGTCACACAATGGGGGGGCTAGGCAACTAGCCCCCCTCACCTCCAACCAAAGGAATCAACACACATGCTTCTCGCTCCTACTTCAGGTGACATCGGCGTCCAGCCCCACGGCCAAACCGCTCGCGTCATCAACCGTTCCGGCGGCGCCCTCGCCATCGGTGACCTCGTCGTCACGTCGTTCGCCCACGCGAGCGTCGTGTACCCCGCCACGACCACCGCTGAAACCCGCCTGACGCCGTTCTCGTCGGTCGTTCTGGCTGACGGCTCGCCGGTCGCCAAGGGTTACCTTGGTGCCGTGGTCGATCTTGGCAGCGCCAACGGTGCCAACGGCACCGAAGTCGTCGTCCAGTTCGGCGGCATCGTCAAGGCTAAGGCCACGGCCACCGCTGCTATCAGCATCGGAACCAGCCTTGGTGTTTCGGACACCGCCGGAGGACTCGACACCGGTGGCGCCGCGACTTCCACCTACCCCGCAGCCGTGGCTCTTGAAGCCAAGGCCAGCGGTACTGCCGTGATCAACGTCCTGTTGACTCACGACATCTGGTTCGGCGCTGACGTCTGATCCTGACCCCACAACTTCCGGCTGGCTGGGGGAAACCTCAGCCAGCCGTTTCCCATGCCCACCTTCGCGCAAGTCAAGCGTCATGTTCTGCTCGCGGTCGGCGGGTACCCGTCGCTCGCTGCCGGCCAAACCAATGCCGAGCGGCTTGCCGAGGTGGTCAACCAAGCCGGCCAGTACCTGTTCCAGCGACCGTGGAGGTTCCGTGAGCGCACCAGTGCGCTCATCAGCCTCGTCGGTGGTCAGGACTACGTCGCCCTGCCGGCTGATGTCGAAGAGATCATCTCCCTGATCAACAGGGAGAACATCGGATTCAACATCGAGTTGGTGACCCCAGACCACCTCCAGAACCTTCGAGAGATCGGGATCGACTCAGGCGGTCACAGCGTGACCTACGCCTGCATGGCCCGCACGGCCAACGCAGCCGGATCGGCCCTCAACGCCGTCCGGCTGGAACTCTTCCCGACGCCGACGGCAGCAGCCGCTGACGCCATTGCCGTTCGATACCGGGCCGGTTGGACGGACATTGCGAGCGGCGCTGCTGACTCGTACGAGATCCCGATCCCCAAGTACATCGACACCCTGTTCATTCAGTACGCCCGAGCCTTCGGCATGGCGTATGAAGACGAGGGTCTGTCGCAGAGACTGATGGATATCGACGCTGGACCGGTCCTCGCCGGCGCGATGACCAAGGACGGCATTCTCCAGCGCGACATCGGTCGCCTGCGCCCTTCCTACGAGATCGGCTACAGCATGAGCATCCTGCCTCGATTCACTCAGAACCCGACCTGACATGGGAGTATCAGTCAGCCCATCTCCTGCGGATACGTTCGAGTGGCTGGTCCATCCGACTCTCGTCACTCGCTCTGCCACTGGTGCCGGAGTGATCGGTCAGCAGGTGTCGAACTTCTCACTGACAGATGCACAGTTCACCAGCCTGATTGACGGTGGTGGTGGGCTACAGCCGACGATTAGCATCGACTGCCTGAATGTTGGTCGCACGCTGATCATGCCGTTGGTCCAGTTCACTGGGTCGGCCACATTCCAGTTCCAGATTCTTGGGTGGACGTACAGCCGGCCAACGTCGTCGTGGATCTGCCAAGCAGTCACGCACAGCCCGACGGCCATCAATGCTGCTAACCCTGCCGACTCTGGAAGTGGACTTGTCATTGACAGCGTGACATATCAGGCTTTCGCAACGCTTGGTGTGACGGCGACGGCTGCTGCTGATGGAGACGGCGGCGTCATACCGTTGCCATCTCACTACGAGATCTTGCCTGTCGAAGGTCTGCGCGGAGCCAATGCGACGTCACTATGTGCGTCCAGCGCATTCATTCAGGTCAACAACTACGGCTGGCGATACCTGACAGTGCATCTTCGCCAGACGGCTGCGGTGACGTACACCTGTAACTTCCGATGTTTGTACGCATCGTGTGGACAGATATTCAGGTGACCTATGGCGCTGAATATCAACCCAGACGCAGCAGGCTTGAACGATTGGGAATACCACCCGACGGTCATGTCGATCTTGGCGACATCGACGGCCACTTCGGTGGGGTTGATACCTGCTTCGTTTGCCATGACGGCCAAGGCATTCTCTGACTTCGAGATTGGTGACGACGGCCTTGGCAATTTATTCAAGCCGAGCATCGTGATCGACACGGTCGGTCGTGGTCGAATCCTGATCATGCCGTGCATCACGGCTGCGTCGTACACCGACCTCAAGTACCAGTTGATTGGCTGGACGTGGAGCCGGCCAAACAATGCGTGGATCGGCACGGCCATCACGCACTTCGCCACGGCCAGAGCCAACATGGCCGCGATGCAGTACTCAGGCGCAGGGATCACGCATCCAGCAGCCGGCGCCACGGTGTTCAAGCCAATGGAGCGCATTGGGGTTACGACGGCGGCTGACGCCGACGGTGGCCTTGGCGTCGTGCCTTTGCCCAAGCACTACGAGATCCTCCCGGTCGAGGGGCTGGTGTCGTCGGCTACGACCAGCCACGCCGCGCCATGCACGATCGTCGTCAATAACTACGGGTGGAAGTACATCAGCCTGCACCTGCTGGTTGGGGTCAACCCCAGCGCAACAGTGTCAGCCATGTGCCTCTACCGGCGAGACAACGGAGCGTTCAAATGACCAAGTTGACAGATCATAACGTCCGCTTTTACAGCATGTTGGTTACTCTGGTTGCAGGGTTTGCGTCAGTCTGCATGATGCTGGGGCGCAAGGACGAGTCCTTCAACCGGGCGCAGAACGACATCGTGGAACTGCGGCAGATCACGGCTGAACTCGCCAAGACTGCGGCTTCAACAGCCCAGACCACCGTGTTTCATGGCGAGAAGATTGCTGAACTCAGGGCGCGTATCGAGCGCATGGAGGACCGGCAATGAGGTGGATCGTCCTCGCCCTGCTTCTGACGGCCTGCAAGAGCGGCACGCAGGAGATCGCTGACAGCGCCAGCGCGATCGGCGTCAAGGTTCAGTCGGCAAACCGGTCGGCTGAGAAGGTCAGTTTCGCCGCAATCCGGCAGTCTGAGACGGTCAGTTTGGCTCAACTGGACCTGATGTCCAGCCCCCCGGACGTCGAGTCGGCCCGTGGCCGGCTGGATGAGATCGGCGTCGATGCCGAGGTGATCAGGACCGAGGCGGAGCAGATCATGCTCCTGACCAACGAGATTGATGATGAGACCAAGGACATCGTCGGGAGCCTGCCGTCAGTCAAGGATGTGACGCCTTGGTGGTTAGGTTTACTGACTTATCTGGCGCTCGCTGCGATCCTTATCGCTGCTGGGTTTATCCTGATGCAAACGGGGATCGGTCACGCGATGGGTGCGTTGCTCACGCGCCTGATCCCGAAACGAAGGAGCAAGTAATGGTCTTTGCAAGCATTGAGAGCCTCATCGGCTCAATCTGGGCAGTCGGTCTGGCGCTCGTGTCGGGCTATGTGCTGGGTCACATCTTCCCGATCAGCAAGTTCACCAAGAAGTGAGACACCCCCGGTTGCCCTGCTCCCCCGGCTTCGCCGGGGTGAGCGGGGTCTAGGAGACAAAGATGGCAACGCGCATTCAGGTTCGTCGGGACACGGCAGCAAATTGGCGCACGTCTGGCAGCACAGTGCTTGAAGCCGGCGAGATCGGCTTTGAGTCGGACACGCTGCTGTTCAAGATTGGCGACGGATCGGCCACATGGACGAACCTTGAGTACGCCGGCGGGACCGAACCGATTCAGTACAACCCAAGCGGCACGTCGATCACTGACCTTGATGCCATTGCCCTTCGGAACAATGGGAACAGCAAGTACCTGATCGCCGGCGCTGACACGGTCGGCAACGATCCTGCTGGCCTGTCAACCGCAACCGACGGCCAGTTGCTGGTCACGGTCTCCAAGTACGACTACACCGGCACGTCTGCGACCAAC